GTGTGATTTTGCTCCGTACGCATCCCAACATGCGCCGAAACCTTGTGCTTCCCCCGCACAAAGTCCTGATCTAGGGCTCTTTGACTAGACGAGCGTGATGCGGCGCACGACTGGGACGGCCCGAGACGGATCTGCCGCCTTGGCGTCCAACTCCCTCGCTACGCGGAGGAGTTCATCCCGAGTCTGGTCATCGGCGGCTCGCTTGACGAGCGCCCGGAACAGGTCTGCCTGTTCCTCGTAGCCGATAAACCACATGCCTCCGACTATAGGGCGATACCAGGCGGTGTCAAATGCTTCGCTGCATCCTCACTGGCCACAAGATGGTCATGAAGAAGACCGTCACGACGATCTGGTTCGAGTGCTGCCGCTGCGGCGAGCACGGCTGGGTCGGTCCACGTATTTCAGCAGACCTCGCCAGCCGCTTTCGACCGACCAGGAGGACTCCGTGACCTACTGCTTCCGCTACTTCGTCGCGAACCTGCGCTACCACGGCCTCCGACAGTCGCTCCGGACGCTGGTCTGGAATATCCGCTTTGAAGCTGGCTACAGGCTCGGCGGCTTCACGAGCGCCCGTAGGGACTTCTAGCGCCTCTCGCCGCCATGTCCAGAGCACGCACCCTGGATACCGCCCGATTTGCTCCACTCGCCGTCCGCGCATTCGACGGGGTAGCCGCGACCGTTGGGGTAGTTCGGGATGCAGGTGTGTTCGGAGCAGAAGCCAGATTCGCCGCCTGATTCTGCCGGTTCTTCGGCTTCTTCTTCGGGTTCTTCGGACGGTTCTTCCGCCGGCTGTTCTGGCGCCTGTTCCGGTGCTGCGCTAGCGGGAGGGCTGTAGGCACGTGCCGCCCACAGTGGGAACGCTATCTTGATGTCGACCCCTCCCGTGCAGACGACGCCATCGCTCGTCACGCAATCCAGTTCGTAGCGCTTTCCCGTCGTCGGGCTGAACGCGCCGATGGACGACGTAGATTCGCTAGCTGCCAGCTCGCGCGCGAACTCCCGGAAGACATTGTCCGCGAACGCACAGCTCGTGCTCGAGGCGACGGTGATGTTCTGGTCGCAGTGGATCCCGAACACGGTCGGCGTCGGGTGATGGTGGGTCACAGGCGCCGCAGACGCTGGTTCGGCTTCCGTTTCGGCTTCCGTAGTCGTCTGGGCCCCGCATCCCGTGAGGGCCAGGGCCAGTAGCAGCAGCGTGATCCACCGCATCATGCGAATGATCCTACAGGTTGGAGTTCCGGATGTCTGCCCCCGCCCCTATAACCACTCACCAGGAGATCGTGCGGGGCGACGATTATCGGATCGCCGACCAACGCGCCTTGAGCTGGTCCTCTCCGCAGTGGCCGAATCTCGCTGGCTCGACCCTCCAGATGGTCGTCGGGCGCTTGGATCCGAACATCCCGGCCATTGCGGCCCTCTCGACGGTCACCTGGACCGGATCGGTGCCCGCTGGGCCCGCCACCACCACGGCGACGCTCGAGCTGACCTCCGCGCAGACAAAGCAGGTCCCCGTCGATTGCCTCGACTACTCGCTGATCGCGACTCTCGCTGACGGCGATCGAGTCACGCTGGCGATCGGCAAGCTGACGGTCCAGGGCGAACCTGGCGCTCCCACGCTCATCCCCTCTCCCTAGGACGCGCTCTCCATGTCGAAGTTTAAGATCGCTGCGGCGGTGCCAAGCCCCGCACCCCAGACGCAGGTAGCCGAAGACGAACAGGGAGGCACGCTCCCGGCCCCCTCTGCCGGCGGATCATTCGGATCGGGCGACAGCGTCACGGTCTTCACGCCGGATCCTGGCGCCCAGCTCGCCCACTACAAGGTGGGCTCTGCCTCGGCGCCGGATGCGAACTACTCGCCTGTCGTCCGCGTCTCGAGGACGCTCTCGATCCCCGAAGAAGCCTTCCAGGGCGACGGAGCTCCAGGCCTCGCCTCGGTCTACGGCGTCACGAGGGCCGTAGCCTCCTCTCAGGGGCAGGCAGTTGGTATCTACGGGGGCGCGATCACCGACGGCACTTACGTCGGCACGAACTCGCTCTCGGACGCGATCGGCGGCTACTTCGTCGGCCGGAGCAGCGCGGCCTCTACCCGCACGGGCATGGGCCTCTTCGCTAGCGGTCGTCGTGAAGGAAGCGGCGTCGCCACCGGGGCACAGATCGTCGTCGACAACGAGACGGTCACAGCGGGTGTCTATAGCCTTGCGACAGCCTCCAACGTCAAGGGCATCTTCCTCTCGCCGATCGGGACCGCAAACGCGGCCGTAGGGCTCGAGATCGGGAAACTAGGCACGGCCCAGTTCCTCTACGCGGTCGCAGTCAAAGAAGGCGCCTGCACCGAAGCTGCCTTCCGCGACGATAGCTCGGCCAAGCGGTCGATCCTGATAAAGGGCAGTCACGAAAAGGGCGCCATCGCAGTCGCCCAGGGCGCCGGCATCGTCGTCCTCGGTGCGGAAGAACCCTCGACGACCGGTCATCTCTTCGAGTTGTTCAATAGCGGCACGCTCGACCCGATTGCCAAAGTCGGCTCTGGCGCCGCAGGTGCCAACACCTCCGTGGAATGGCACAACGCAGCGGGGAGTATGAAGATCTTTATGGCAGGGGGTACCAACACCTTCCTGACCGGCGCCGTCAACGGTGACTGTGGCCTGAACTTCACTCCGGGCAAGACTCTTCATATCGGCCCGCAGACAAAAACGTCCCTCTTCCGAATCAGCGAACTTGGCGTAGCAGTGAACGGCAACGCGCCGCTCGCCAAGGCATCGGCGATTGCTTCACCTGCCGCCGAACTCGCGCCCCTGAAGACAGCAGTCGATGCAATCCGCGAAGCGATCAAGAACTTCGGGATCACCGCGTAAGAGGAGACGACGAATGGCCCAGCCGCGCAAAGCCAAGCCCAAGCAGACGATCGTCCCCATCAAGCTCGAGGGAACGGTCTATGGAGCGATCCTCAACGAGGACGGCAAGCAGATCGGTGAGATCCCCGTCTGCAACGTGCAGGTCTGGGAGCCGAAGTTCGGCGATCTCGCGACTCTCATAGCTGAGAACTGGGACGGACATATCGCCCAGATCGAGGCTCATCAAGCGGCGCTGGAGGCATCCGACTAGCCGCCTGTAATAACCACTCACTGCGAGGAGGGCGCGATGCCCCCTTACCCAAAGCACCCCTCGGCGAGGGCCCGCAGGAACAAGTCAGCATCCTCGACGGAGCTGACCGTCCGCACTGGGCCCGTCACGATTCCTGACCTACCGCCGCGTTTCACCGTCGTCAAGACGGAGGACGAGAACGGCAAGACGGTCAAGACTCGCGTCCAGGACGAGTGGCACCCGCAGGCAGTGAAAGTATGGGAGGAAGTCTGGGCATCTGAGATGTCCCAGGAGTTCCTCGCCTCCGACGTAGGTGAGATGGAGCGCCTGGTCGCGCTCGTGCATCGCTTCTGGGTGACCTCCGAGGAGGGCTCAAACACCGGTCTCGCGCTCATGTCCGCTGAGATCAAGGCACTCAGGAAGCAGTACGGGCTTACGCCGATGGCCAGGCGCTCGCTGGATTGGACGCTCGCCCAGACCGAAGAGAGCCGCTCCAACGTTCAGCGCCACCGTCAGCCGCGCCAGATCGACGCGACGGTCGAGGACGCAGAGGTTGTCGAGCTCACCCCTTCGGCGCCCGACGTCAATCCGATCGCCGTCCTCCACAAATAGATGGGGGTCTTCACGATCCCGGCCGGCGAGAGCGACTTCACCGGATACACCCTCGGCCCCCAGGTCAAGGCGTGGATGGAGTCCCACCTCGTCTTTGGTCCCGGAGATATTCGTGGCGAGCCCTACAGCGTCGACAGCATCGACGCCAAGCCCGAGGACATGGAGAAGTTCGGCATCCTCTGCCGAGCCTACGAGCTGCTCCCCCCTGGCTCGACAACTCCCGAGGGTCGTGAGACTGGCGGGCGACGTCGGTTCAAGCGCGTTGGTCTCTCCGTCCGCAAGGGCTGGGCCAAGACCGAGTTCGCGGCCGCTGTCACCGCCGTCGAGCTTCACCCCTCGGCTCCCGTGCGCTTCTCGCACTGGGCGAAGGCCGGCGAAACCTCAGCCGATCTCGATCGGCCGTGGTACTGCGCCGACGGCAACCCCTACGTCTTCACGGAGGGCGAGCCGGTCGGGAAAGGGGTCAAAGACCCGTACATCCCGATGGTCGCCTACACGGAGGAGCAGTCAGAGGAGCTTGCATACGGTGCTCTGAAAGTGATGCTCGAAGAAGGCCCGCTGGTCGGGGACTTCGACATCGCGGCCGAACGCATCCTCGTCCTCTCTCCAGGCGGTCAGGAGGCTGGTAAGGCCGTCGCCCTGGCGTCCTCGCCGGACTCTCGAGACGGTGCACGCACCACCTTTCAGGTCTTCGATGAGACGCACCGCATGGTGCTGGAAAAACTCATCAAAGCCCACCAGACGATGCTCGCGAACATCCCGAAGCGCTACGCATCCGACGCATGGACTCTGGAGATCACCACCTCCTACGAGCCAGGTCTCGGATCCGTCGCTGAGGGGACCATGGAATACGCGCGCATGGTCGCCGAAGGCAAGATCACCGACTCTCGCCTGTTCTTCTACCACCGTCAGGCCGACGACAAGCATCGGCTCCGCAACGAGAAGAACGAACCCGACGTTGAGGCGATGCGCGCCGCCGTCATCGAAGCATCCGGGCCCGCTGCGGTGTGGACGGACATCGATGGCATCGTCGAGCTAGGCCTGGATCCCCAGACGCCTCCGGAGTATTGGGAGCGCGTTTGGCTGAACCGCCCGGTCCAGCAGTCAGGGCAGGCCTTCCCGATGGACGCGATCGACAAGCTCGCCGTGAAGGGTTGGATACCCCCGGCTGGCGACCAGATCGTCCTCGGTTTCGATGGCGCTCAGGTGAGGGACACCACGGCCATCGTGGGAACTCACTTGGCTAGCGGTCGTCAGTTCCTGTACGCCATCTGGCAGAACCCAGGGACAGATCAGCACTGGAAGGTCCCGCCGGCCGAGGTAGACCAGGCGGTTGCCTTCGCCTTCAATCGCTGGGACGTCTGGCGAATGTACGCGGACCCCTACTACTGGGATACGCACGTCGCCGACTGGGTCGCCCGCTACATGAAGCGCGGTGAGATCCGCGTCTTCGAGTGGCCGACGAACACTCACAAGCGCATGGCACTCTCACTCAAGGCGTATATCGCCGCGATGCGAGAGGGCGTCTGGACCTACGACGGCAACGACACATTCCGGTCGCATCTCGCGAACGCGCGGAAGCACGCGATCCCGATTCTCGATGAAGACGGGGTCAACCTCTTCCTGATTCGCAAGGAGCGCCCGGATTCACCACTGAAGATCGATGCGGCGATGGCCGGTTGCCTCTCATATGAGGCATACCGGGACGCAGTCGCTGCTGGTGTGACGATCAACGTTCGGTCTCGAACGCCCGTCACGGTCTTCTAGTTTCACGCCTAGACGTAAAACTGGCACTCGGGATTGAAGAAACCTGTAACGGCGGGATCAATGGGCCCGTCAAGTCCGAGTGGCTCAGGTGACAAAACGGAAATCCTGAGCGTGAAAACTGCTGTCCGTGCCGAGGTCTAGTCAGCCTTGGCGGTACCTGACCGGGCGGACACCAGACGGCGCCCTCATCGGCGCCCGCCCCGGCGACGGCCGGGGCCATTCTTCGACGTGAGGAGTTCGCATGGCGAGCACCCCCGAGCAGGCAAAGAACTACCTCATCGTCATGGATGAGAAGCTCAAGGCTCGTAATCCCCAGATTCAGCTCTGGGAGAACTACTACGAGGGCGTTCATCGCCTCCAGTTCGCGACCTCACGCTTCCGAGCCACGTTCGGGAACCTCTTCCGCGAGTTCGCCGACAACTGGTGCGAACTGATCGTCAACGCGAGCGTCGAGCGACTCAAGGTCATCGGCTTTCGCACTGAGGATGGCACCCTCGACGCCGACAAGGACGCCTCACGGATCTGGCGAGACAACGCCATGGCCTCGCAGCTCAAGATGGCGTTCACCGAGGCAGTCAAGCTCGGCGAATCCTACCTTCTGGTCGACGGTGAAAACACCGTAGAGGACACCGACTCGCCGCTCATCACGGTCGAGCACCCCTCTCAGGCCTTCGTTCTCTGCGACCCCGCCAACCCCCGGCGCCGCGTTGCTGGACTCAAAGAGTGGGTCGACGACGAGACAGGCAAGATCTACGCCACGGTCTACATGCCCGACTTCATCTACCGCTTCGAGGCGGAGGAGAAGGAGGAGACCGGCGACCGCGCCTACCAGACGAGCCTTCTTGGCACTCCTTCGGCTGAGGTCGGACGGGACATCGAATGGGTCGCCCGCAAGAACGGTGTCCCCTTCTACAGCGAGAACACGCTCAAAGCGGTTCCGCTCATCCCGCTCCGTAACAACCCAACGCTCTCCCAGGGCGGCAGGTCGGACATCTCGGTGGTCATCCCGGTCCAAGACGCTGTCAACAAGCTCGTCTCGGACATGATGATCGCCTCCGAGTTCGCGTCCTTCGCACAGCGTTGGGCAACCGGGCTCGATGTCCCCAAGGATCCCGAGACAGGTCGGCCAATGGCCAACTCGGACTTCCTCGCCTCCGTCGGCCGAGTCTGGGTTGCTGAGCACCAGGATGCCAAGTTCGGCCAGTTCGAGGCCACGGACCTGCGCAACTACGTCCACGCGATCGAGATGCTGATCCAGCACGTCGCGGCGCTTACCCGGACACCGCCCCACTACCTCCTTGGCCAGTCCGGCGCATTCCCCTCGGGGGACTCGTTGACAGCCACAGAGACCGGTCTTACCGCCAAGGTGGAAGGCAAGTGGGATGACTTCGATCCCGACCTCTGTCAGGCGACCAACCTGGCACTACGGGCCAAGAAGATCGACCGCCGCGCCCAGGAAACGATCTGGAGAGACGCCGAGAGGCGCATCCGCTCGCAGCGCATCGACGGGGCCATGAAGCTCTCGACTCTCGGTGTGCCTCAGGACGCGATCTGGGGCGACGAGCTCGGCGCAACGCCTGAGCAGATCGATCGCTGGCACAAGATGAAGAAGGAGATGGGTCTGGACGAACATTCCTCCCTCTTCGCCGTGCCGCCTCCGCTTCTCGAGGGTGAAAAACCCCCGACGAAAACGAACGCAGGGCCCGAGGGCAACCTCCAGCAAGAGCAGGCGGCTTCACAGACCGCTCGCGTTGCTCGCATTCACGACTAGAGCGCCTCGGTGGCGCGAAAGGAATCCGCGATGGATAAACCGACAGACGGCAGTGATAAACCAGACCCGCTTGCGGGCCTCGGACTCGCTCCCGCTGAGGATGTTTCTGCAACTCCTCCTGCTGTACCTCCTGCTCCGGCTCCGACTCCTCCTGCACCTGCTGCTGTTCCCGCCGATGGGGACGACGACGAGGAGATTGAGGTTCCCGAGGGCGCTGAGAATCCCGACGCTGTCCGCAACGCCATCAAGGCTGAGCGCAAAGCGGCTCGGGAGGCTAACGCTCGCGCTCGTGAACTGGAGTCTCAGCTCAAAGCCCGCGACGACGCTCAGAAGCCGCTCGAGCAGCAGCTCGCCGAGGCCCAGGAGAAAGCAGAGCAGGCCGCTCTAGCCGCACTTCGTCTCCAGGTCGCTGCAGACGCAGGCATCGACCTGAAACTCGCATCACGACTTCAGGGGACCACGCTTGAGGAGTTGACCGCAGACGCGGAGACCTTCAAGTCCGTCATCGGTACCCCCGCCGCATCACCGGCAGCGCCCCCCGAGGGTGGCTTTCGTCAGCCGGCACCCGAGAAGAGAGACCCCGTGTCAGAGCACAACGCTCTGCTCACGGCGATTCTCGGAAACTCGCAGGCAGCCCGCACAGGCGCTGACCCGCTCGCCGGTTTGCAGCCGGCGCCAGAGGACGACGAGTAAGTCCACCTCTCACCCT